ATCCGCAACCCGTAAAGTGTTGCTAAACGAGAAGCATTCGTCCACTGGCTATCGAAGCCAGCAGCGTTAGGATCAAACTCAGGTCGGTAATACTTAAAGGTTCCTTTCGCCCAAACTTTGGTGCACAGCCCCCACCCTTGTTGCATCCCATCTTTTTACCTCGGGTTTAATCGAGGGAACGGAATTTCTAGGGTCTGAGTGTTGATCTTTATAGTAGGGACCCGTAAAGGCCCCATTACTGTTCAAGAAATACATTCTCGCCCCAGACAGGTCGTCGCCTGAGATTTTCTGCAATAAGGGAGAGAGTACCCCCTCTGATCCGACCTTTAATCGGTCGGAGATCTCCCAGCCAGATTGCTGGCCGAGACCCAACGGCGTTTTATGGCAACTTCGCCGTAAAGTGCAGATCGCTCTAAATGAGAGCCATCCCGTGGAGAATCGAGAGATTTTAAGCCCTCGAGCTTCATGAGTGACTTCTGCAGAGCAGCGTAACCTTCCAGAAAATCTGTGCGATAAACTGGAACCTGGACCCAACCGCTTATTTCAAGCCGCTGGTACCTACTGTTATACCTCTTACGAGGAACAGTAGGCCAGGGATGGTGACGCCCAAGTATCTGAGATGATTCTGAGACCCATGGGAGTTCTCCCAGGATCCGCTCCACCTTTTCAAAGAGGAGCTGCGAGGTTCGCAAAAAACCACGTTTATAAAAGTGGTTCGCTGCCTCAGTCCATGAAATCAACTCTTTTACTTGCTGCCGGTTCTTAGGTGGTGCCGTATTAACGTAAGTAGGTGTTACCTTCTTACCCAAAAACGCATCCACTCCGCAAGACTCCCGAAACCTTCCGGTTAAGAAAGTCTTGCGTTCGTTCACCTTGCAGTTGTATTTTCGCAGGTGTTCAAGAACCGTAGCCGCGTAGCGTGCGGGAACTATTATATCGTCCCCGTACACCCAGACGTGTCTAGAAACACGATTAACGTTTCTAGCACTTACAGGAAGGTTGAGCCTCCGAAGCAGGGCTACTACACATATCGTGTAGAAATACATAGCCTCTACTGGGAAGCACAAGGCGCTTCCCATGGAAGCGAACTTGCGTAACGGGATAATTCTACCGTCAGGCATTTCCGCTCGCGTCGAACGGCATGCTTCGATCGCATCCTTTAAATCAGGATTAGATCGGAACATCTGTAATGCGTAACCGATAGGAACTCGATCACTAGCATCACTGAGATCGATCGTTGCTAATCGACCGCTGATAGACGCTTTCATCGCTAAGCTCTGGTTCACACTCTGGTCACGAAAATTAATGTGGCCACGAGTACGCCAGTGTGACTCGATCAAGCGGTACAACGCCCGTCGAATCCCTTGCTGTGCATATTGCATACAGCAGGGCTCAATTGCGATTATCCTGGGTCCTTTTAATGTTTTCGGAACAGGAGTAACCCTAACGGGCTGCTCATTATCCGAATACACGATCGAAACCATTTTGAGCTCCTCACTCTTGAAATCGAGTTCTCCACAAGAAGCGGAGTAAGCGGAATCAAGAAGAGGGAAATAAGGCTCAAGACGATCGTGCCAGAACCGCCAACTGTACTTGCGATTTCCGCGAATACGCTCGGCGGTTTGTCCGGGACCGTGCCTTGGAATAAGTTGATCTGGGCGTATATCGCCCATGATATTATCCCATAGCACAGAAGAGACGCGTGAGAACCACTCGTCATCTTCTCTCGGCAACGGGAACATGCTAAAGGAGCGCTCATTCTCGATGAAACTCTCCATGGCACGCTTCTCCCTCTCGGGAGTACATGCCAGCTTAATCTTTTTGAAAGCCAGACAAATCTGTCTGACACTACAAACAAGATCAGAAGCAAAAGTTGGGGAGTTATTAAGTACTTCATCGTTAATCCTTCCTGTCTCTGAGTTAAATAAGTGACCGAGCATACCTTGCAGAAACGCAGGGATTGCTCGTCTCTTCTTGAAAGATCTGAAGAGAATCGGGTCAATCATCCCGTCAGCAAGACTTCTCTCGAAGTCTGCACAAAAGGATGGTAGGGTAATCGTCAAAAACGATACGCCCTCAGATTTAACACGTGATCTGATAGTTTGTAGATCACGATCAGAGACCTTAGCGGCGCACGTGACGCAGGCATCTAAATAAATGGCCTGCATCACCTCAAGGTAATCACTTACGTGGCTTTTCATACTGCCTTCCTTTCGGAAGGTCGGTAATCCAGCCACTGCATGCGACCCACGTAACACAGACCATTACATCCACAAGAGAGTTCAGACAGCCGATTGTTCTTTCTTCGGCTTAACTGATTTCCCACGCGGCAATGGTGTCAGTGGACGGAGTTGAATCTCCGTTCGGTCAATGACTCTTCGAAGAAGGCCATTGGCATTTTCAAGCTTACGGATTGAATCAAGAGAGTCACGATTTTCGTGCGCCTCAAAGAAGGCGTCGATCATCTTGTGAACAGCTCCTTTCAAAACTGTAGCTTGAGCACTGTTAACGCTGGAAAGCTTTCCAACGCGAACGCCGAGCAATTCAGCAACACTGATCAGCTGACCAGCTTGGTCGAATGCTTCAAAAAGTCGATCAATTTTTGACTTTGTTGACATTTGGGTCTCCTTTGGTGCAAATCATGGGTGATCATCGTCTGGATTAACGATAATCCTTACGATTCGCGACCGTAAAGTTTTCCTACACTTGTGGTATCGAGCCAGGTCTTAAAACCCGCTACCATCTGATCGATCTGCGTTGCAGTAAACCCGGCTTCAGGCCGGTCTATCTGGAACGAGACGGTAACAGTCTCGAAGTCGTTGACGGATGTCAACGGATCGGGAACAACGGCGCGTTGCGTAAAAGCAACTAAAGATTTGATGCGATTTTTCGCACCTTTCTTCACCGATGTATGACGGATTGAAAGACCAAAAGTCTGATCACTCATCTGATAGAGGGACGATTGTCCATCTTGTTGGATGCGTGGCATAGACTTGGCTACAGCGTTTACTGTAATGGATTGTGGGTCTGTATACAATGGTTGACCTCCAAGAGTAATAGGAGTAAAACCGAGGAAAGCCCCTGTGGTTCCTAGGCACAAAGGTTGTCTATGTCCCTCGGGAAACAAACCCTGTTGGCGTCTGGCCGATGCCAATAGCCCCCAGGATTGCCCATTGACGAACAGATAAATTACTGAACGTCAGGTCAAATCCGTACGGACTGTCTGCTACTTTACGCTGACGCATGGCGTGTTTTCTTTGCCAGGTGAAAGCGCGCGGACCACTAGCGAAATTAATAAAGGAGGTTTTAACCACCTTACGCTCTGTGGAACGCATAACGTAGAGACATTTGGAAACGATCCCGTCGGAGATAAAGTCATCTTGGCGTTGAATAAATTTGCCAAATTGACTGAACCAATCGACGAGCCAAGACCACGGTGTTATCTTATACAAGAGAGTGGGATTGATCCGCAACCCGTAAAGTGTTGCTAAACGAGAAGCATTCGTCCACTGGCTATCGAAGCCAGCAGCGTTAGGATCAAACTCAGGTCGGTAATACTTAAAGGTTCCTTTCGCCCAAACTTTGGT